CTTTTATCATTTTGGTTTTAGGAATCCCCTACTATATTCTATTTCTTTTTGGAAAAATAAAATATTTAGTAATAGGGAAATTAGGAGTGGTTCTTGATCAGGCTGGACAGGCAAGAGTTATTGGTATAACTTCTTACTGGATCCAGCTTGCTCTTAAACCCCTTCATGATTCCTTATTTAAGGTAGTCAGATCTATAGATCAAGACGGTACCTTTGATCAGGAGAAGCCTCTAGATTTATTAATATCTAGAGATTCATCTGAAAAGTTTTACTGTTTTGATCTTTCTGCGGCAACTGATAGATTGCCAATTGATATTCAAGAACAAATTCTTAATATAGCCAGTAAATCTAATTTAGGCACTCTTTGGAGAGCCTTATTAAATTTTAGTTGGCGTTATAAGAACGAGTTCTTCAAATATTCTGTTGGTCAACCTATGGGTGCCTACTCTTCATGAGCTATGCTCGCTATCACTCACCATGTGATTGTGCGATATTGTGCATTGAGTATTGGTATTAAGAATTTCGATTCTTATGCTGTACTTGGTGATGATATTGTCATCCGTGATAAACTGGTGGCTGAGCAATATCTCATTGTAATGAAAGTTCTGGGGGTGGATATTAATATGACTAAATCATTGGTATCTCCCTCCTTTGCTGAATTTGCAAAGAAGTGGAAGGGTCCCAATGTTGATTTAACTCCCGTAGGTCCTGGATTAATTCTCCAGGCTATACGGTCTAAATCAGCATTAGCCATGTTAATCATTGAAGCTTTTAAGCGACATTTAATAACATCTTTGCCACAGCTTCTAGAAATACAAAAAAGGATAGCGGATCCTTTCTGTATTTTCTGATCTACTATTATTGCTGAATCTTTTATAAAAGACATCACAGTTGATGGGGAAACCCCAATAACTGCTGGTGTTGCCTTTTCAAAGAAACAGTTTAATCTACTTGCATCTCTCGACTCCACCCTTCGTAGAGAGATTATTCGCGAGTGAGATAGTAGTATTCTTAAAGCTAAACTTGAAATAGAAAGATTTTTCAAAACGTGGTTTTGAAAATCCCTCTATAAGAAGGTTAGCTGATCAGTTAGAGGTCTAGAACTCCTTTTAAGGTGTTTGGGGCCCAGTTACTGAATCTACACCGGGTATTATACCGAGATCTGAACCAAATTAGGAATGAATCCGCTCTCTATTGAGGCCGGATTCCCTCCTTATATGGATACCTTTACTTCTATAAGGTATATCATTCAGACCTTTGATCCTATATTGAGTGTTCCAACACTTGATGTTAGCGATCGGAAACGGGTTAAGGAGTTTAATCAAAAGATTAAGAAAATCAGACTTGGACTCCAAAAGAATCCATTCTGAGGCTTATCTTTTGATTCTACCTACAAATCTTTTATTATCGTCGGAGCGGCTGACGATGATTTAAGTAAATTCTTCGGATTCTAATCCTGTTATTAC